CCCCATTGCCCCTGTGGTAGAAGTTTTATTCTGGATAGTGCATTTGGTCTTAAGAAAATTGGGTATCATAGTATTCGCTTCTGAGCGATGAGAGCTTGGCCTTGGCGTTTTCCGGCAATTCCTCTTCGCCGGTGTATGCCACAGACCCAATGCCGGCGATGCTTTCACTGGATACTCCCGTTCGGTTATTCCACCAAACCGCCAAAGCATTAAGGGCTGCAAGTTTAGCCGCATACGGTATAGCCGCCTGCCCGTAAGAATCGGCATATCCTGCTGTATACGCAATTTCAATAACAGAGTCTTTCTGCCATATCCGGCCTATTAAACGCCCGATAGAGAGTTGGGCGATATAGTCGGATTCTTCAAGTTCCACCCCATCTACAATAACGGCCTCAATGCTTTCTACAGGTAACCGATACAGGTTGAGAGCTTGTTTACCGTCCCCGATGTGAGTTTCGGTTATACCCCGTTTGACCCAGCAAGAACTGCAGTAGTCCTCGGTTTTTGCAGTAGCAGTTTCAATCAGAAGCTCTAAGGTTAAGTCATCATCATCCCCGTCAACGTGCAAGAAGTTTTTAGCTTCTTCAAGGGTTACAATCGCATATTCAGATAGGCTCATTTCCTTGACCTTCTGGCTTTGCGCCGGGTGGGTTTATTTTCAGGGGGAGTAATAACCTTATTCTCAGGCACGGATTTCTTGTAAGGCTCACGCACATATTCAGCATCGCCCTGCGCTACCCAGCGTTCCGCTACAGACGGAGTAATATCCAGTATATCTCCTTTTACAAGTTGCCCTTTGGTGGTTTCAAATGGCTTTAATATTTTGATTTTCATTCTTCTAACCCCCATGCTTCGTTAGTATCAAAGGCCACGACTGGCCGCTTGGTTAATTGATAAATCTTTTCGGCCTGCTTCGACGAGCTTTCAATAAACAGTCTGGCGTCGCTCGCCTTGTAATAATGCGCCTTGTATTCGGCGGCGTTAGCCCATTTCGAGCGGTCGCACATGATAAGCTGTCCATAGGTTATTCCGTGCTTCTCAAGCCACGTTTCGGTTATACCTCGGTGCTCTTCTCGCCTCCATGTAATCAAAGCGCCGACATTTTTGGGGCGGATTTTAAGGGGTACGGTTTGCAACCAGTCTGTATAAGATTGTCCGCTATCATCCCCCCCAGCCCAGTCAGGACAAAGTATGCCGTCTATGTCCATCATGGTGCCGGGAAGATGCACGGCATCACAATGCGTCCATTGATAATGACGCGGGCCAATAAGCTCGCAGCCATAGCAGTCGATAATCCCCGCTTTCAGCTTTTCGTCTGGCTTTGATACATACACTGCCCCATAATATAGCTGGTAATCGGTGCCGACTACCTTGGTTTTGGCGTCCCTCATGGCCGTGCCGGACGCGCAAATGTCATCCACTACCAGCACCCGCTTTATTTCGTTCCGTTCTTTGCGATGCTTGATACCAGGCTGGTAGATATGCCCTGATATAAAACTATCAAGGTCAGTGAACGGGATATTGCGGTATATTGAAATCAGATAGGCTATCAGCATTCCGTCACGTGGTATGCCGACTATCAAATCCACCTCTGGCATTTTAGGTAGAAACTCATGAATGAGGTCATGCGTCAAGCGGTCTACGGTGTAATAATTGCGGATAGGTTTGGTTTTAATATACTGAGGTGTAATTGTCTTTTTGATAGGTACGAGTGCCGGCTGCTTAAGTATCTTTAGAAATTTGATATACTCACCGGGATAATCAAAGTCGGTGGTCTCATCATCTATATCGGTCAGCATGGGTGTTAATTGGGCATCGTCTGCTGTGTGGTCTTTGGTGCGTTTATTAATCGGTATACCCAGACAATGAATAAGTAGATGCCCGCCAAGTGAATTAAGTACCTGGTGGCTGGCGTGCATTTCCCTTAATTCCTCTGCCTTTTGTATGATGAAGCTATTAGCTTTAATCGCGTAAATTTCCCTGTTATTTTTGATGATGCCGGCATGTCTCCGGCCGAAGAACCTGAAATCATTAGTATCGGTCAGAATGGTATCGATAGCAGTCTCTGTATAATACACATCACCATAAAGATAAATAGCGGGTGATAGTTCACGTGCCCCGTAAAGGCGGTCTATCGAATATTGGTTGTGCTCGAAATTTATGTATTCTCTAACGCCTAAATTCCCATATTGACCCGCATGGCGAACAGTCACCCAAATATCGGTTATACCGCGTTCTTTAAGGAGACGGATAGTCCGTTTGATAATGGGTTCACCGTTTACGGGAGCCAATTGCTTTGGCATACCCAGATAATTGTTCCATCTACGGCAGACACCCGCTGCCATGATAACCACCCGCTGGTTTGGATTTATATTATCAGGGTGTTTATAGTCCGGTCTGGACAATTGTATTGGGCGTACTACTGACGTTTGAACAGGTGTTATCTTGTTTGTCCGCCGGCTAAGAGTTACTACCACCATTTCATATCACCTCATACTGTACGGGGGGGGCAGAAATGCCCCCCCCGTAGCTTTAATTTGTTGGCCTAAAGACTGGTCTAGCTGCCGGAGCTGAATGAGCCGTAAACGAAAGCCTGAGGCCGATAGATAGTCAACCCGAAGCGTTCTTCAGCCAAGATAGCAACCGTGTTTTGAATGAAATAAGACGCATGGTGTTCGGATACCCGGACGCTAACGCCTTCCCTGTCCCAAATTTGAGCGCCCAGACGGAATGCGCCGGTCAGGAATGTACCCGCTTCTATGGCATCACTTTCAACAACAGGTACGCGCCACAGACGGGCTGTTCCGCCATCAACAACTGATACCCAGATGTAGCGTTCTTGAGTGTCTTTCAGCAATTCCATAGCTGCCCAATCAACCGGGTTAATGACAATGCCGGAGACGGGGTACTGAGCCTGCCGGGCCTGCAGAATGGCCACTCTGATTTTGTCTATGCGACTGACTGCTTCAACACCAAGAGCAGTTTCCAGAGTTTCATCGTAAACAGTGGCCGCGTCAATCAGAGCATCAGCCAAGACTCCATCCTCAACCAGCTGGAGACCATAGGTCAAGCGCTCATTGATATAGCTCTGTAACTGTGATGCATCGGTTATGATCTGGCGGGACGCCGGTATCCAATGAGCATATGTGCCAACGCTGGCAACTTTCTTGTCAAAGCGCAGGGTAGATTCAGGTTTGTTAACGACAGACCCCTGAACGCTTTCGGCTACCGCTGCAGCTGCATTGGTGAAGAGTGTCTCTTCAATGTATTCTATGGCGTTAGAGGTGGTGTTGCCGGGAGCGAGTAGGTTTCTGATTCGGAGAGCCTGTTCAGGTGCGGCTACTATGCCGGGTACACGCTGGGGGACGATGATATCACCGGCCGAAGCGGCGTTGCTCGATACTATCTCCTTGACCTCGAAACGGGACGACTCATAATTCCCTGACAATAGCATGTCCTTATAGGACTTGGACTCGATGAACTGCTGCCCAATGCTCTTGACAGGCGCAGTCTGATGGATACCTACAGGCGCTTCGGATTTTTCGACCTTTACATGCAGTTCGTCGAGTTTCTTTTCCAGTGTAGCCACCGCAGACTTGGTGTCTCTGGACATATCACCGCTGGCCTTGATTTCTTTGTCGGCCTGATCGCGCCACTTCACCAGTTCATCGGCCAGCCCATCTACCTTGGAGAGAATATCCTCGGTTTTTGTTTCCTGTTTTTCACCCATGTTGTGTAGCTCCTATTTTTTCTAAAATTTGACTTATACGGGATTCGGCAGCGTTGGCGTCAAATCCCTGCAAACGCGCCATGGCAGACTCTATCCTCGCGGCTTCTTTCGATTCCATAGGGGGCAGAGTGGATTCCCCCGGCTCTGGTTCGTCCCTAGTCTCGTTCAGAAGTGCAGATAGCGTATCGATAGCGCCCTTGATTCGCTCTTTATTAGCGGATGGCAATATCCTCCCTGCTTTTATTTCAGGTAGGGTATTTATGGTTTTAAAGAAACCCCCATTTGACATAGCATCAATCCAGTTAGTAAACGTATCCGAAAATTCGCCAATCACCGCACGTAATGCGCTGGACTTATCAGTCTCATTTTCATCTCGTAAAATTCCAGATACGACATCTTCTAAGGTACTGAATATCCGCCACAGTTTATTCATAAGTTCTGTATTGGTTAAGGCCTCATTAAACGTCATGGTTTTTACATTCTGTTTGACCACTGCCATATCATCGGCAGCTAATATTCCTGGCACCAACCCGACTTCGTACAGTTTAATTTCCTGTAGATGACGCACGCCGTTTTTAATTTCCCATTTGATGGCTTCGTATCCTATAGACAGCGTCCTGATTACCCCGGCTTTCATGAGCAGGTAAGCTTCCTCGCCCTTCTGAATACCCCTCAGGATGGAACCTCTGATAATTAATCCCTCAGGGCTATCAGTAATGGGACCGCTGCCGACAGGGGAGTCTATATTATGAGGGGGGGAAGGTAAGCATAACTCCGGTAGTATTTTCCTGAATGGTTTTAGTGAAAGCCCCCGGCTCCACAATATCCTTGACCTTATCAGGAGTCTTGCGATATGCAGAGGCTATACCCTCAAATTCACCTGTTGCTTCATTAAATTCCTTGACCTGAAACCTGAAACTTTTCTTTTCCACTTGTTTACTCCTTAAAAAACTGCTCGACACACCGGCAATTTATAATGTTCTCTGGCCCGCCTGTGGGGTCTCCGACATATGACATCCCGTTGGAATATTGTTCATCTATCCCCACTGTTTCACCATCCATATGCTGATGGTCTGTCCTTACTCTGTCATCACGTGAACTCAACCAGCGGCGCTTATTGGCTCCGGACTGTTTCCCTGCCTGAGACGAACCGTAACCCGCTGCCACGGCTGTTTCAGTTCGCGCTATTCTCATGGCCATAGTGCGAGCGTTAACTTCATAGAATTGTCTGATGGATTTGGCTATCTGCGTATTAGTAAGGTTATTGCCAATCCCTTGGACTATAAGGTCGTGCATAGCCTCTCGCTGAGTGCCCAGAATGGTCACTACGGACTCGGCGGCATGGGCAGACACCCACGCTCTGATTGCAGCTGAAAAGGGGTCAAATTTATATTCTAGCGGCACATGCGCCGCTTTCATTCTACCTTCCATTTGCTTCCCAAAGTCTTCTACCAAGGTTAAGGTAATGGCGGTTAACGTTTTCTCCCATTCGGGCATTTCCTGTTTAATAACGGCGTCTAAGTCTTTAGGGTTTTTCGCTATCGCATTACCGAGTTTGGTATATAGAGGCTCGAATCGTTTTTCCAGTACACCCCACCAGCCAATCCGGCGGGAATCTATGCGCTTCCATTCGGCTACCTTTTGTTCCTCTGTCATGTCCATGTGAAGTGACTTAGCCCCGGTGGTCTCTGGCTCGTCCACTATTTCAGGTAGCCCGCTTTCCATAACCGGGGCTACGCTGAATGGTAAATATGACCTTCCCCAACCTGGGAATTCATCAAAGCCTAGCTCGAGGTTACTGTTAATCTGCTGGAAGGGGACTCCCATAGCCCACAATCTCGTGGCTTGTTCGGTTTTCTTTCCGAAATCATCTCTTAAGGCTGCAATATTGGATACGTCATAAGCTATTGTAATATTATCGCCATAAAGCGGGGCTACCTTGAGGTTAAGCGTGGCTTTAATATCGTCCAGCATGGGCAGGGCATTATCTTCATAGAGGGAACGGCGTGCTTCCTGAACATTGTTATAAGTGGAATGCTCGCGGTCTCCTAACCACCACGGGTCGATGCCTATTGCAGAGGCTATCTGCCTGATATTAGTCCACAGAGAATTGTTATAATCCAACTCCACCGGTGTCATGGATGATTCTATCCAGTTCATCTTGCGGGGATAAAGCCAGGGCATTCTTCGGTTGGATTTATCCAGATAGTTGTCTTCAAATTTACGTTTAAACTTGTCGAACTGTTCGGGGTTCATCGGTTCCTCTGGGAATAAATGCCCAGAGGGCATACCCCGGTTCTGCATAGATACCTTTTGGGTATCCAGCGCCTCATTGTAGGTATCAATAACCCTCCCGGCTGGAAGCATTGCTCCCATGCCGGTATAGAAATTACCTGGGTCTATCTGCTTAAACTGAATAAAGGTCTCTTTGGCTACTCGATGCTTGACTCCTAGTTCGTCTGTGTATTGCCAACCATCCAGCCACTTGTTACGGTCCGAAGACGGTATAGGTTGTATACGGTCAGGCATTTCTATCCAGAACTCACGCGGTTGTTTCGTATCATATATGGGGCGCACATACGATGCGCCTACCAGTATCATGTGGGCGATGATATACTCCATGTTGTCCTGTCCGCTGAATTCGGGGTTAGGGTGTGCCCATGCAATCGTAAAGGGATGGTTGGGAATTTGCTCACCATTAACATCGAGCACAACCCACGGAATACCGGAGGCAGCTTGAATCATAGCTCTAATGCCCCGATAGATAGGCACAGCCATTTTGTACCCTTCCTTGATGGCTTTGGCAGCCGTTATCTCTGTATAGACTGGCTGACCGGGCAAAGAAAACATGGAATATAAACCTTGATAGAAGCTCGCCAGCTCCGGCGACGTGGTATCAAAGCTCTTTTTGTCTAGCAATGAAACTGCTATTTTGTTTCTGATTTTTTCTAACATATCTACCCCACGTCAAAGTATGAATTCAGTAATAACTTGCCAACGACCCCGTACCTCATTGCGTCCATCATGTGGCTGTACTGATGAGTAGTTTTGGAAGTTAAGGCTCCGTTTTTATCGGTAATGTACCGGTAGTTTCTTATTTCCTTGATGCCGTTTAAGCTGTCAGTTGTCCAATGGATACGATGTTGACGCACCTTCTGCAAGCCGTATTCCACACTGTCAGCCCCTTTGGGGCATGACTTGATGTTGAACCCATGCCGATGTATTTCCTCTATGGATTTGGGTTCTGCCGCGTCTGCGAATATCTCGTCATAGCCCTTACGGACACCTAACTCTGCCATCCGGTAAGAGATAGCATCGTTAGTAAGCCCGGACTGATATATCAATTCCTGGCAATACAGGTTTTGCCCCTGAATGACGCACCGGACAAGGGCGGTTGGGTCATTGGTATACCCGAAGTCCAAGCCGTAGAACACATCACCGGGCGGTAATTCGTCTATTTGGTCAAAGTAGGGGTAGACCAAGCCCTCAATCCTGCCTATACGGCCCAGACCGTACACGTTCCACCAGTTGGGGTCTTTGTCGCGGTTGGATTCGATGTTCTTAATGATTGATTCGGGCAGCACCCATTCAGCATCTTTGTAGGTCGAGTGGATATAGGCGTTTTCGGGTCGCCCTTTCAGATATTCATGCGCCCAAAATTCGCTCGTGGGGTTCCAGTCAAGGAAAGTGAATAACTCTGTGCGGATGTCCATCTCTTTAAAGGCTTCATACGGGTTGTTGTTGGCCTCGTTCAGGAAATAGATTTGACGCCTGCCGCCCCTTGCCTTGCTCGGCTCGTCAATGGCTACAAACTCAATCTGTCTTCTCACACCATTGCTCGTGTAGTCATAGATGTGTTCGGTCTGGGAATAGTTGGGGTTAAGCTGTGCGCTTTCCCCGATGATTCTGAAGAAGTCACGTATGCAGCCTCTTTTCAAATGCGGCATGGACTCACTTGAGACTGTGATTATCATGTCCCGCTTCGAGTGGCGGGCTATCTGGTCAAGAAGTTGCAGGATTGATATTGTCTTCGAAGATGATGTGCCTCCCTCGTTTAATGCCCGCCGGATAGCAGGGCGTGACATGTAGGCCTCGGCGTTGCGGCGATATACCGTTGTAAGTTTTTGCTGTTCCACATTAGTTTGCCTCGTTCATTATGGCCTCGGCTGCCGCTTTTGTGGCGGTGTCGGCTACGATATAGACGGGCTTCGATTCGAGGGATTGCCCGTTAGTGGTTACGTCAACAGACTCACGGGATTTACCCTGCACTCGGTCAAGCCCCTCTTTGATAGCTGTCAAGTCACCACGCCCCATCTTGGCAAATAAAGCCATAGCAACCACCATGCCACCAGTGGGGTGACCTTTGGTTTGTTTCAACCATTTGGCCTTAACCTTTTCTGGCTCGCCGTTAAGTAGCTCGGCCAGCAAAGAGGTTACGCACTGAATACGAGGCGGCCTGCCGTTCGGGTTGCGTGTCTCCCCTTTTTTAGCAGGTCTTAAATTGGCGAGGCTGCGCTGCCTGCCTGTCTCTGTTTTAATTTGAGTTGTTGCGTCCATCTAATTTGACTGCCTTTTTGCCTGTAAAATCTTCCCACCGCTTAATTATCACATCACAGTAATGTTCGTCTACCTCCATCATGAAACACCTTCTGGATAATTTTTCGCAGGCGATGAGGGTTGAGCCTGAACCACCGAAGAGGTCGAGGATAATATCGTTTAATTGGCTGCTGTTTTGTAAGGCGTTCTCTATCAAGGCAACGGGCTTCATGGTGGGATGTAATTCACTTTTATTTGGTTTGGGTATCTCCCATACAGACTTCCTAAACTGCCCATTGCCGTAAAAGTTGTGTTTTAACTTCCAGCCATAAAGGATAGGCTCATGCTGGTAATCATAATCAAGCCGCCCCATTGAGAATACGGGGGATGATTTAACCCAGATGAGTTCGTGCTTAACCTGCCAGTTCTCACTCATCATCATCATCATCATCATCATCATCTGGTCGCCGCCCTGGCACATGGTCATATACACAGAGCAATCATCTTTGGCTGTTTCAAACATGTTCCGAAACGCAGGCCGCCAGATAGTCTCCGAACACTCTTTTACACCTAGCCCATCGCCTTGTATTTTTGATGTGCTACGGGTTTTCGAGAATTTACCACCAGACATCCGTTGCAATTCTTCTTGGTCGTGACCATAATTAACGGAATACGGCGGGTCGGTAAACACCATATCCGCCTTCTCGCCACCCATCAGCTTTTCTACATCTGATATAACTGTGCTATCGCCACATAACAAGCGGTGTTCTCCGAGCTTCCACAGGTCACCTTTCTTGCAGATAGTTTCAACCTGTTCGGGGATAGCGTCATCATCAGTTAAGCCCTCCCCCGCCACATGAAACTGTGTCATCAGTTCTTCGATTTCTTTGTCATCGAACCCTGTAATTTCAATATCAAACGCCCCTGTATTTATCTCCTCTAGCAGGTCTTTCAAAAGTGGCATATCCCACTCGCCAGATATTTTATTCAGGGCAAGGTTGAGTGCCTTTTCTTTGGCATCGTCCAGTCTGACAACCGATACTTCAACCTCTTTTCGCCCCATCTCTTTAAGAACTTTAAGACGCTGATGTCCACCGACAAGATTACCTGTGGCCTCATTCCAGATTAGCGGCTCCACACAGTCGAACTCGGCCAGCGACTTTTTCAGTTTCTCATATTCAGAATCGCCGGGCTGTAAATCCTTCCGGGGGTTATAGTCAACAGGATTTATCTTTGTTATTTCAATTGTTTTAATTTCCATAATTTTTCCTACTTTGTACCTATAATGCCAAAAATATATTTTAATAATCGGCGATAAGGGTATTGACAATAGTCTGATAGTCTGATAATCTGATAATGTAATTAACGAGCCAATCCCGACAGCCCTGAGGGGGCGGGGAGATAGGAGAGACAAAATGAAAAGCTTAAACTGGGTAACCGAAATAGCCCGTGACTGGATTGGTGCATCACAGGATTTAGAACGTGGAGAACAGATTAATAGACAACAACTCGCAGACCAATTACGGGCAGCAGGCGACGATATTACCGATGAAGAGGTTGAAATGGTAGCTGCCGAGATTGAGAGGCTGAACGCCTAAAACATAACCAACCCGAAACGCCTAGCAATAGGCGTCTGGCGGTAGACCGCCACTGATGAGGGTAATTGAGAGGTTACACGATGGCTAAAATAACAGTAATATTTTCCGAGGCGCAAACCAAAGCTCTTTCAGGCCGGACTGATATTGTCAGGGGCGGTATGAGTGAGACCATCAGGGAGGGATTAGACCGCTATCTGGTATTGCTATCAGCTGGGCAATCCTCTCTCAAAGGCAAATTTACCGCCGCCGAATTAACGTTGCTTGTGGATATCTCGTCTGGGAGTATGTACACCGCTAATAACCTGCTCTGCGGAGTATACAATAATGCGAGGGATACAGGAGACGAGTATTACTGTGCCCACAATATAGACCGGACAAAACTACTGGCTAAATTAGGGTCTCTCACGCCAGCCGAAAATGCTGCGCTCGTTGATGCGATTGAGCGTTACTGGATAGCCGCTGGTGCAGGGTTTACGCCCGATACTGCACACCTAATCTAGTTGGCCCTTGCGTACTCGCTCCACAGCCTGATATAAGCCAGCCACCATTCTTGAGGGCATACAGGTCTGCACGGATAGCGTTCCTGTAGTTCCAGCATGGCCTCAAAACAGAAGCGGTCACGTAGTTTTAACTGGCTGTTAAGGATTAGCTCTGTCCGTTTTGCCTCTGTCATGTCGGCCTCTTAGTAGCATAATCAGTACCAGGCTGTTGGTTACTAGGTTAAAGGCGTTGCTGACTGTAAAAACTGCATCGCCTATTTGGATAGCGTGGATTAAGTAGCAACTTATCGCGGCGACCAGTAACACGTAGGTTGAAATGGAGATGTTGGCGACCTGATGCGTCTTGAATATGCGTACCAGCTGGGGGAGAGGAACTACAACGCCTATACAGACACCCAGCCAGCCTATTAAGTCCATTGTGTTCTCACGGGGCGGTCATCCAGTTCTTTGGGCAGTATGCCCTCTTTAATCCACTTCTCTGTCTGGATATAGCATGCAATATTCCACATGGCAGCTGCTGCGTGGTCTTCATCTGTCTGCCCATCCAGCAGTTTAAACATATGCCTGAGGGCAGAGTCCAGATATCTCATCAGAGGGATACCCCTCTCCCAGTTACGGTCTTGATATTTCACGGATCCGTTTTCAAAATGCTTGGCAAGCCGTTCTATGGCATACGGTGGTAACAGGTCGTAACGCCCTTTTTGGGTTTGTGTATCCCGGACTGCACCGGTCTGAAATGATTGCCGTTCCCCGCTGTCTACAACATGGTCAAATTCCTGCTTCATCCTTCCACTCTCACAATGTCTTTATCTGGCACTATGGTAAATACAGGGCAACCCAGAGAAGTTGGCGGATAATTTTTCCATTCCCCATAACTAGGTGCTATCCCCTGCGTGTAAGTGGTAAAGAAACAGCCTGTCATTGCCCCCACTTTATCCCTGCTGACTATTCGTCCTGCGTCTGATACGTCCAGATAAGGGATTGTGTGGGTGATAATATCGTGTACATGGCCATGCATATATATTCTGGCCGCATACTGGTTCATGAAGCGTTGCAGTCTGGTCAGTTTGGCCCCGGGTGTTATTGCACAACCAGCACCATGAGCCGCTACAACCCTTATTAAGCGGGCGTCTCCTATAGTCCGCTTGAAGTGTATGTTTATAAACGCTGTAGCTCCCAGATTTGCGACCTCAAGCCTCTTGCAGATGTTCTTCTGGGGGTCAGCGTGGGAATGTACCCGAAACATGTTCTCGTGGTTGCCTTCCAACATGCCGATACACTGAGAGGCTATGGGCCGGAATAATCTTGAAATGTAATCAACCTGGGACTCGGCTATATCGTCTTTGTCCACCCACATGGATATGCACTTGCCGTCCCAGCGTTTGTCATTCGGGGAGATAAATTCTCCGTAATCTCCTATGCCCACCCAGCGGGCATATTTGTTAGAGGCGACCTCTTTTATCTTGGCCTTGAGCATATCCTCATTACAATGCTGAGTGCCCAGGTGAGTATCGCCAATCGGATATAGCTTGAATACGTCAGACCTGCCATATGGGATTGTAATGTCTGCTACTTCCAAAACCTTCTCCTTCAGGGGAAATAATAAAGCCCGCCATTTATAGACGGGCTTTAACTTCGCCATGCTCTTTTCACCACAGCTTCCTCCAAATGCTCCGACACGTCTGCCGGTTCTGTGTAACATGGAATGGTAAAGGCTGTTTAATGGATGGTTTCACCCTGCAATACCATCCGGGGGTGTCAGTAACAGAGACAAAGTTGCGGTCTTATCTCGGCAGGTTCCCCCAAATAGAAAGAGCCGGCTTTTATACCGGCTCTTTGGAAATGTCATATACTTTTACTTTTCTTAATTGTAAACACTACTTACGTTTGTGTCAACGGGCTTGCACATAAAAAACCACATATTTATGGTTTTTGTTTTGTGATACGTCTTTTCCTGTCAGCTCTCCACTCGGCATATGACTGTTTACGCCGTTTCCATCCTGAGCTTACATATAGCAGTGCTTTTCTGGCCGCAGGACACAGCACAGGGTAATAATCTACTCCGCCCCTCTGTATCTCCCATAACAGGGTTTCGCCGTCCTCTTTTGTCATCCTGAGCCGTTCCGCTACCTCTGCACGGACTTGGCAGGCTGCCTCAAATGGTGCAACACACGACATTGTTTTCATACTCCCTGCATTACCGCCAGCATCCGGTTCGGGCGGCCAGTAACCCTCTTCCTGAGGGAGTACTGCAGATATTACCCACATGACCTCTTCCACCCGGTAGCGTATTTGAGACGGTTTAAAGTACGCCTCTGTTACCATGCTGTACCCCGCTTTATATGGCTGGGTGTCTGTCTTATAAGGCGGTCAATTTCCTCTGGCCCTTCCAGATGGGAAAAGGCTGACTGTTCAAAAGGCGGACACCAGCCGGCAGGGGCTAAGGCCCGTAGTTTTAACCGGATTATCTCAGGCAGGCATTCCCAGATAGTGCATTTCAAATACCTCTTGTTCATATCTGGCGGCCTCTCAATTTGTCTTTGAGGGTTTCCCGTTCCCGCTTGAGTTCTTCTTCACTCCATTCACGGCTACAGAGTGAGCATTTCCACTTCTGCTGATAGGGCGTGTCATCCAAATAGAGCGTGCCGTTACAGTTAGCCCTGGGGCATTTTTCTGTTAGCCACTTGGTTGCCATGATGACCTCTCTTTCTCGCGCAAATAAAAAAGCAGGACACGCCCTTTCGGGTATGCCCTGCTCAGTTTTTCTGTTAGGGGATTACGTATTCAGTTTTTTAGTTCTTAGCTATGTCTATCAACTCATCTTCTGTTGTGCAGATGCGGAAAATAACCCCGTTCCTGATGCAGACTCTAACCTCTCCAAAGCCTGATTCTTTCACGCTTTGGATTTTGGTTATTATCCGGGCTATTTCCTTCTCTGTCAGCTCCTTCAATATCAACCTGCTCATATTATAATACCGATATGACCCACGCCAAAGGAGTCCGCAGACTATTAGTCAATACTAAACGCAAAAGATTACAGTCATAGCAAAACCATGTATGGTTCTAGGTCAGGTAGGCATAAAATCGTATACATCCATACGTGTATCGATGCGGGATTCAGATAATCTAAAGTCATTGCTCGCAGCCTCAATATAGTACAGCCCCCTTCTGATTATAGAGATAGACACTATTTACAGGCGTGTATAGCCATTACCATTCGCACTGTCTCCCTTATAAGGTTCTGGTTCTGGTATGTAGAGCCACTCTGCATCACGTTCATAGTAAATATAATTACTTACTGGGAAGTTCTCGTATCTTCTGTCAGGTCCGTAAGTCCCATCTTTGTGACGAATAACCTTAATCATAAAGTAGCAAAAGCCATTGGTAACTAAGCATTTTCCCCACCACCAGCCCTCTTTGTCTGGCTTATCCTGCCACTGTGGTTTAGTCTCAAGTAACTCAAGTGCCTTGTTGATAGTGGGCAGGTTAACTACATACGTGAGTACTTGGTATTTCTTTATTTCCGCTTTGTTCTCATCGGGTAGGCTATCGTAATCCTTGTTAATAAAATGTTGCTCAAATAATGCGTTGCATGTCTCTCTGGCTAGTTGTTCTATGATTGCATCACTTGGTTCGTACATGGCTAAGCTCCTTCTACAATCTGGAAGTCTTTTAGCAACGCCTCTTTTGTGGTATACCAAGATAAGTCATTCTGACTGGAGATTACAACAGAATAACTTGGTAATATCCAAATATAGTAATCATATCCGTTAGGTATAAACCATAGTGCATTGGCAGTAGGTGGTTGGCTATGGGGATAACATCTAAGTGAAATACAGTCTGTTTTAAGTAACTTTTTCGCATCTATTAAGTCTTCTTCTTTCCCCGTCCACTCAAACATTCTATAAGTGGTGGGCTGTTTCTCTGTTACTGTTTTAACTTCTAGTGGCATTTACTTTGCCTCCTCAAGCAATTCTGGATTGTCGTATCAGTAGTATAGTTAAGTAATTTTTTCATCTCTTACACTCCTATTGCCTGTTGCTGGTATATGGCTGGCATGCTTATTCACTTTCTATCAGTTTTAGTGTGCCGTATTTAACCGTTCCGTCTAATTTCCCACAGGTAATTGTTTGTTCTGCCTCTGTTGGTTCCTTCCATGCACAGACACCAGAATATATCCCCAATTTAGCCTTAAGTGTCCCATTGCATGTAATAGCCAGTTGGGCTAATATGCCCTCACCAGCCTTGATATACCTGCCAGCCTTGATAGACCCGTCAGCCTCGATAGACCCGCCAGCCTCGATAGACCCGCCTGCCTTGATAGACCCGCCTGCCTCGATAGACTCGCCAGCCTTGATAGACCAGCCTGCCTTGATATACCCGCCAGCCTCGATAGACCCGCCTGCCTTGATAGACCCGCCTGCCTCGATAGACTCGCCAGCCTCGATATACCCGCCAGCCTTGATATACCCGCCAGCCTCGATAGACCCGCCTGCCTTGATAGACCCGCCTGCCTCGATAGACTCGCCAGCCTTGATAGACCAGCCTGCCTCGATATACCCGCCAGCCTTGATATACCCGCCAGCCTTGATAGACCCGCCTGCCTCGATAGACCCGCCAGCCTTGATAGACCCGCCTGCCTCGATAGACCCGCCAGCCTCGATAGAACCCTGCACATAGAGTTTCTTCTCTAGCTTGATATCTATACTAGCTAGAGAAGTGAGGGAGCCATTGAGCCTATACTGAGACCCCTCGTCTACAAGCCCCTGATAGTCCTTTGTGATAACTAAATTTTCCATCTAATTTACTCCTTTTAAATTGCTTTTCGTTATGGCTGGCATGCCGTCACCTCAACTATGCCGTGTTCCCTTGAATGGCATCTACCACAAATAAGGACTGTATTATTTGGGTCTATGGCACTTCCACCTTGGCTTCTATGGACTACCTCGTGCTTGGAAAATCCTCTCCAGTCCGGTGTCCTTCCACACAAGGCACACACTCCGTTGTTCTTTTCAAGCAACTCTTGAGTAAGTTTTGCCTCTTGCACCTTCTGCTTCGCATCTTCTTGGACACTTTCTTCAAAGGCGTCTTGCGTTTTAACTCTGTACGCTTCATTTAAGCCACCTCTACCGGTAATATCTGTTCCAGTTCTTCCAGTGACCGGATAATGTGATACTCAGCTCCTAGCTCTGCCATGCAGTTGGCAAATTCTTTCTGCTCTTTACGGATAGGTGTTTTATGGCCCTTGAGTTCCAGAAAGATGACCTGGCAGTAAGTTGTTGTTCCGTTAGTTCGCCTCTGGAGCACTATGTAATCAGCTGTACCGTTTCTGCACCCTCGGATGAGCCTGCCCTTATGGTTTCCTTCTGCCGGCACAAAATATGTCCCAGAATTAAGCCTGTCGCTGTACCACAAGCCCATGTTCATCCCGTACTGGAGATACTGGTCTACAGATGCCTTGAGCTGGGCTTCGGTCAGTTTCTCAGTCATTCTTAATCTCGCTCTGGATAATGTCTTTGAGGATTTCGGGCTTAGGTTGCCAGCCTTCCAACTCGCCGGTGAATTTGAAGAAAAACCTCTTGAGTTCTTGCCGGGTAACAACGAAACCGCCAGGTATCCGCTCTTTTCTGAGCGACCCTGAACTTATCCATGTATTAACCTTATGGACTGGCACTCCCCAGGCATAGCAGATATCATCCACAGTAAATAAGCTGGGATTATCATCTGCCTCGTTTGCTGACGCCTCGGCATTCAGTAGCCTGTTTGCTTTACGGCGTACCCAGTCAGGGTTAATATCAAGTTTCTTGGCCAGAGCCTCTGCACTCTCGGCGCTGCCGTCATATTCGTTAAGCAGTAGTTCTTCTTCTGCCGCTGTCCATACGTGGTGGGTTCTCTTTTTAGTTGCTACTGTCATTTCGCTATCAACCTTACAATCAAAATCAAAACTGCTATCCCTATTCCGGCTGACGTTCCCAAAAAGAACGCAGCGATGATTAAATCTATCCGGTCAGCCAGTTGTTTGTTGTTCATGTTCTACTCCCGCAGTTGGCATATTCGGCTTCAACTTCTCGCCTCACTCTGGCCCTGATACTGTCCAAGTTTTCGCGCTTACCTGCCTTTTCAATGCGGGCTGTTTCTTGCCTCACCCTGATACTTATCTGGTTTTCTATGTTGGCGCGTGTTGCATCAATTTGACTGGTGTCCGGTGGGGGAGCGTCCTTGTTTTTAGGCTTATTTTTAAAGCCGTTTACACGCCAGTTTTCTAGTATGGAGTTGATATAATTCGGCTTGCGTACTCCATTAAGCACAGCCTCACGGATAGCCTCTAAAATCCATTCAGAGGGGAAATTATCAACCCAGTCCCTTATCCCATCGGCCACCAGAGGGGAAATATTGCCGATGTTATTCTGGTACTGACGACATATCTCACCGAAACCAGCATCCGCCGGCGCGGCAGAATTGTTTAAAACGGGTTCTTCTTTCCGGTTCTCAAAAGGCGGGGTATTAGTTGAGGGTTTGGGGAGTATCTCTCCAGTTTCGGTATCAACAAAATCCGTAACACCTGTACTGGAAACAACAGCACCAGCAAACCCCTTGGGGGGTAGGGGGGTATTTACTTTGCTTTTATTTACTTTACTTTCCTTTACTTTACTTTGTCGCATTTCTGGGGCAGAAATGCCGTTCTGCTCGCATTTCTGGGACGAAAATACGTGTTTGCTGTCATTTTCTCCCCGAAAATACGTGTTTGCTGTCATTTCTGGGACAGAAATTATTGCGTTATGTTCAGTAAATGGGCGTACCGGTAATGGTCTTCTTCTTTTTTTGTAGACTTCCTCAAGGTTATTTACCAGCTTCTGGCACCAAATAACCTGATGTGTTTCCCACAATTCCTTGTCAATCTGGCCCAGAGAGCCAAGCATCCCCAGTATCTGTTTTGAGGTTTCTTCACTAACACGTGTTTTGGCTGATATGTATTTCCATGATGTAGCGTCAGAGCAATCAATGAAATGATTGTCAGCGCGACAAAGCAGCTCAAGAAGCTTAAACCAGAAGGCGTATCCGTTATTCCCGAATTCCTCTTCAAGGATATAAAGCGTCTTTCCTGTTTCTGCAAAGTGGGGGAAATATTCAACAGTGTTATTTTGTGTTCTACCCATCATTTTTACCTTCTTGTTATTGCCCGGTTAGACGTGACATAGCTCCCGTTTCCTGAATAGGTCATATTCTCTGCCTTTACACTCTGCAAACGGACAGGCAAGGCATGACGAAGGTATCCGCCTGCCGTATTTCTGGTACAGGTAATTGTCAGCAATCCTGCATCCGGTATCAGGGCGTTCTTCTATCAGTTCGTTTAAGTCTCTGTATGTGTTTATTCGTCCTATACTAATCATTTTTGTCTCCATATCCGGGCCGGTAACGGGCAGGGGAGGGAGATTTCCTGCCCGTTACTAACACCGCTACTTCATGGATACCCGCTCGGCTAATTCTTTTTCCAGCCAGTCCAATTGCTCAGGTGAGAGAGTGTGTATATCTGTAGGCAACCCGGACTCGGCAAGGAACGTTTCAAACTTGACCTTGCCATAACCGAGTTCTTTGGCGTAATTGCGGATTACGGCCAGCTGGTCAGAGGCTTCCGGCTCTGCTTTAGGTTTGTCTACTTTGTCCTTGTTGCACCACGTACCGTCTTCGCACTTATGGGAATACCAGGTCTGGTCGCCTTTAGTGATTTTCTTAAACGGAACATGATGAATAGGGCAAATAGGGAGTTCCTCAACTACACGGGCCGTACCCTCTATCATTTCCTCGGCAGGAGTAGGTTTATATCCGGCAAGAACAACCACCCATGCGAGGACATTACGGAGAGCCTTAGCACAAGCCCTGGTCTGAGCCATACTGCGAAGCTGGAATAAGGGTTTAGCTTTCCAGTTAGGTTCATCATTCAGGCACATAGCTTCAGCGGCGGATATTTCAGTGCCATCTGCTTTTACGGCTACTGCGGTAGCTTCAAATCCTTTGGCTTCTCCGCATTCCAGAAAGCCGGTACGGGTTATCTTGGCGGTAATCCCGTAAAATCTGCCCAGAGTTTGAAGGTCTTCAAATTCCAAGTACTGTTCCCCATTAAATATGACGGGTTTTGACTTCTTTGAGACCACATCCTTGAGGGCTTTGGCGGCCTGCCCTGCCTCTTCCAGTACCACCTCAGGCGGTCTGGATATGATAAGGTCGGTCGGCTGGTCTATGGCTACTATTTCATTTGACATCTTTGTTATTTCTCCATTCAGTTTAGGTGAGTACGCATGGCAGTTCTTTCAGCATTAAAGCGTCTGCTGGCCAGATACATACATCCCCTTGTTGATACCAGTCCTGGCCTTCTTCGCTGACTGGTATCTGTTTCATAGCCGCTGGTTTACGCCAATTAAGAGCATCTATGACGGTTTTACACTCACTCCCAACTCCCTCACAATGCCATGTATTCGCTACAGAGGGATTTTTCATCAACAGGAATAGTGTAGGTGTTTGGCGTTGGTAAACAGCACGCATATCAAGAAGTTTATAGAATCCGAGTTTATCTAATTCTTTACCCTCGGATGCTAAGCGTTCTATTCCAACACGCCTTACGAGTTCCCGTCTCTGGTCTATATCCTCTACGGATAGTATTTTTTCTAACGATAGCTCTTCTGTGGGCGTCATAACCTGCCATTCCGCCATTGGAATACCATTTAACGCATACCAACCCCATCCGTCCGCGTATTTGACGGCTTTTCCATTTGGGTTATGCAATCTGCCGTTATCCCAATGTATTTCAGTAGGCTTCAGAGAATAGATACAGATATCGTGGAATGGTAAGCAGAAGCCTATGTTTGAAGTAAACCGCTTAAACAAATCCAATTTGTGATGGTTAAATACCACACCAATAGACTCTGCATAATCATAAAATCCTGTCCATGCAGTCCACCAGATTGTAACTAGCTGTGAGCCTAGCTGTGAGTCTAGCTGTGAGCCTAGCTGTGACCATAGCTGTGAGTCTAGCTGTGAGCCTAGCTGTGACCTTAGCTGTGACCATAGCTGTGAGCCTAGCTGTGACCATAGCTGTGAGTCTAGCTGTGACCTTAGCTGTGACCATAGCTGTGACCTTAGCTGTGACCATAGCTGTGAGTCTAGCTGTGACCTTAGCTGTGAGCCTAGCTGTGACCTTAGCTGTGAGCCTAGCTGTGAGTCTAGCTGTGAGCCTAGCTGTGACCATAGCTGTGAGCCTAGCTGTGACCTTAGCTGTGACCATAGCTGTGAGCCTAGCTGTGACCTTAGCTGTGAGCCTAGCTGTGAGTCTAGCTGTGACCTTAGCTGTGACCATAGCTGTGACCTTAGCTGTGACCATAGCTGTGAGTCTAGCTGTGAGTCTAGCTGTGAGCCTAGCTGTGACCTTAGCTGTGAGCCTAGCTGTGACCATAGCTGTGAGTCTAGCTGTGAGTCTAGCTGTGAGCCTAGCTGTGACCTTAGCTGTGACCATAGCTGTGAGCCTAGCTGTGACCTTAGCTGTGAGCCTAGCTGTGAGTCTAGCTGTGAGCCTTTTAACATGGCCAAGGCCAGATGGCAAGACATTGGCGAATCAAAGTGCAGTATTTTTGGTTTACTCAACCCCATATCGGCATACATATCCTCAACCGCTTTGTCTGCCACGGCTATGTTCACTTCCCCGCTAGCTATACTCACCCACTTTTGTATATAGTGTGGGATTTGGGCTTCTTGCTCCTCTGTTATCCGTGTAATAACGCTCGGCATCTTAGTCTCTGACTTCCCTTGCCATTTCAGCATAGTGGTCGTATTCGTTGACTTTAGCCGAATTCCATGCTAGATACGGGAGTTTAATAGGCTTATGTTCTTCATGGGTTACAGTTGTTTCCCCCTCAAACTCCCTTACCCCATCCTCCCTTTCCATAACTTTGACTGTTACCCTATGAGCATGCCCTGTAAGTTCTCCATCTGCCAAGATATTCCCACAATTTTTCTTAACCATTTGTTCCTTCTCCTTTTAAGTATTTATTGTCTCCGTGTATGTTCATGCCGTCACCTCAACTAAGTCAAAATACAAGGCAATTCTTTTAGTATTAAGGCGTCTGCTGGCCAGATGCAGACGTCCCCCTGCTGATACCAATCTTCGCCTTCGTTGCTCACTGGTATTTTTTTCATGGCTTCTGGTTTACGCCAATTAAGCGCATCTATTACTGTTTTACATTCACTACTCACGCCCTCACAGTGCCATGTATCCGGCACAGACGGGTTTTTCATCAGCAGAAACAGCGTGGGTGTCCTGCGCTTGTAGACAGACCGCATATCCAGTAATTTATAATCCCCTAGTCTATCTATTTCTTTGCCCGCAGAAACTAACCGTTCTACCCCAACACGCCTAACGAGTTCCCGTCTTTGGTCTATATCCTCTACGGATAGTATCTTTTCTAGAGATAGTTCTGCTATAGGCGTAATTACCTGCCACTCTTCCATCGGAATTCCGTTCAACGCATACCAACCCCAACCATCGGCATATTCAACTGCTTTTCCGTTGGGATTATGCGGTCTGCCATTATTCCAGTGTATTTTAGTTGGTTTTAATGAGTAGATGAAGGTATCCTTGAATGGCAAGCAAAAACCGATGTTGGCAGTAAATCTGGTAAATAAATCTAATTTATGTTTATCAAATTTAACTCCTATAGACTCAGCGTAATCATAATATCCTGCCCACACTGTCCACCAAATTGTAACTAGCTGTGAGCGTAGCTGTGAGTATAGCTGTGAGCCTAGCTGTGAGTATAGCTGTGAGCCTAGCTGTGAGTCTAGCTGTGAGCGTAGCTGTGAGCGTAGCTGTGAGTATAGCTGTGAGCCTAGCTGTGAGTCTAGCTGTGAGTCTAGCTGTGAGCGTAGCTGTGAGCCTAGCTGTGAGTATAGCTGTGAGTATAGCTGTGAGTATAGCTGTGAGCCTAGCTGTGAGTCTTTTAACGAGGCTAATGCGATATGGCAAGCCATCGGAGAGTCAAAGTGTAGTATTCTCGGCTTATCCATTCCCATATCAGTGTACATATCCGCAATAGCCTTATCCGCCTCTTCAATATCCGTCTCACCACTAGCATTAGCCACCCATTTCTGTATATAGCGCGGTATTTGGGATTCCTGTTCTTTGGTTATTTTTGTAATCATTGGCGTCTCAGTCCCTGACTTCCCTTGCCATTTCAGTATAGTGGTCATATTCATTTACTTTGGCTGAGTTCCATGCTAGATAAGGGAGTTTTACCGGTTTATGTTCTTCATGGGTTACAGTTGTTTCCCCCTCAAACTCCCTTACCC